CAACGCCTAATCAGCTCTTCCCCGAGGAAGTGATTGATAAGTGGCGGGCGAGCGAAGAGTTGCCTGAGATGGTGCGGGTGGTGGTCGGGGTTGATCCCTCTGGTTCGGGTGATGTGGACAACGCCGACAACGATGCAATCGGGATCGTGGTTGGGGGTCTCGGGACGGACGGTAACGCTTATCTCCTGGAGGACTGCACCGTCAAAGCCGGTCCTGCGACATGGGGCCGGATTGCCGTGAATGCGTGGCAGAGACATTCGGGTGACGCCATCGTCGGTGAGACGAACTACGGCGGTGAGATGGTGCTGCAAACCATCCGCTCGGCCGCTGCCGGTGAAGGTGTGCGGCCCTTGGTGAAGAAGGTAACAGCCTCACGCGGGAAGGTTCAACGAGCCGAACCATTCAGTGCTTTGTACGAGCAAGGAAAGATTCGCCACGTCGGCGAATTCCACGAACTGGAAGATGAAATGACCGCGTTCTCAACCTACGGATACATCGGAGAGAACTCTCCGAACCGGGCTGATGCGTGGTTCTGGGTGTTAGCCGAACTCTTCCCCGGCCTGGTCAAGCCCACTGCTGCAGAAAAGAAGGAAAGCACGATCAAAACCCGCGCTCCCGCCCCCATGGGATGGATGTCCTAAATGGCCAAGAAAAGCCTCATCGAAGAAGCCCGCAGCTTCATGCAGTTGTGCATTGATGCTGAAGGGGCCAATCGTGCGGCTGCGCAGGAGGACATCCGTTTCTCGTCTCTTGGGGAGCAGTGGCCGGCGCAAATCCGCATGCAGCGGGATTTGGATCGTCGTCCGTGCCTGACCATCAACAAGACGGACACGTTCGTGCGTTCGGTGGTCAACAACATGCGCCAGCAACGTCCGAGGATCAAGGTTCATCCGGTGTCTGGGGGAGCGCAGAAGGCCGTGGCCGATGTGATCCAAGGATTGATCCGCCACATCGAAGTGTCGAGCAATGCTGATGCTGCTTACGACACGGGAGCGGACTACCAGGTCCGTATGGGATGGGGCTATTGGCGTATCGATCCCAAGTACGTCGATGAGATGAGCTGGGATCAGGAGTTGTGCATCAACCGGGTTCGCAATCCATTCTCCGTGTACTTCGACCCATCCAGTGTCGAACCTGACGGGCTGGATGCAACTCGTGTCGCGGTCACATACATCATGCGCAAGGAGGACTTCGAGGCGAAGTACCCGCGCAAGAAGGTGACAAGCTGGAGCCTCACGGGGCCTGGCGATGACATTCCGACCAAGGATGAAATCCTGCTGGTGGAGTACCAGCGGATCGAAGAGAAGCCAGAAGACCTGATTCAGCTGTCGGATGGGAGTTCAGTGTGGGCCTCGGACTTCGACAAGGAAGAAGCCGAGGCTCGTGGCCTGATTGAGATCGATCGCCGCAGGTCGGTGAAGCGCCAGCTGAAGCAGTCCCTGCTCTCTGGTTCCGATGAACTCGAAAGCCGCGATCTACCCGGCAAGTACATCCTCATCATCCCCGTGTTTGGGGGTGAAGTCATCGACTCGGGCAAGGTGACTCGGTATGGGATGGTGCGCCATCTCAAAGACCCGCAGAGGATGTACAACTTCTGGCGAACTCAAGAGACTGAGTTTGTCGCGCTGGCGCCGAAAGCTCCTTGGCTCATGGCCGAAGGGCAGGATGAAGGCCATGAGGATGAGTGGAACCAGGCGAACACGAAGAACTATTCGAGCCTGAAGTACAAACCCGTTGTGGGGCCCGACGGTAATACGCCGCTTCCACCTCCTCAGCGGATGGAACCGCAGGCCATCCCCGCCGCATCGGTCAACGCTGCTCAGATGGCCAGCGAAGACTTGAAGGCAGTAGCAGGGATGTTCGATCCTGCTCTGGGTGCTCCGGGTCAGGAAACGTCAGGTTTGATGGTCCAACGCCGACAACAGCAGTCGGACCTGTCGAACTTCCACTTCTACGACAACTACACCCGATCCATTCGTGCTACTGGTGTGGTGATCCTCGATTTGATCCCGCACTACTACGACACCCAACGGGTGGTGCGGATCATCGGTGAGGACGGGATGCCGGATTCGGTCACGATCAATGAACAGGCCGCAGGCAAGGTTCTGAACGACGTGAAGGTGGGCCGGTATGACGTGGTGATGGACACCGGCCCTGGCTACGACACGAAACGTCTGGAGGCTCAAGAAATCCTCACGGAGCTTGCAAAGGCCTTCCCGCAACTCATGCAGGTTGGGGGTGACTTGATCCTGAGACAGATCGACGCGCCGGGCGTAGATGCATTGGCAGACCGATTGGCAGCCCTGATCCCTGCAGCCCAGATCGACAAAGAGCTGCCGAAGGACATGGACCCGCAGGTGCGCAAGTTTGTCGCGGGCCTCATGCAGCAACTCCAAGCAGCCAAACAAGTTGTTCAGCAGCTCACGATGGAGAAACAAGCCAAGGTCTTCGGCATCGAACAGAAGGAACACGCGGTCACCGAGCGCGAAATGCTCAAGGAAGACGCCGAGACACAACGTCTGCACACGAGAGAGGCGGCCGAGACGCATCGCGAACTCTTACGCCTGCATGCTGACGAATCGATGAACACGCAGGACAACCACACCAGCCTGACTGAGACAGTCATGACGCTGGAAACAAACAAAGAGCTGGGCCGAATGAAGGCCCAGCAGCACGGGGTGCCGAACAACAACCGGCCCACGAATCAGAAATAGACGAATAGCGCACGTCACGCGCTAAACCGCTGCCAGTCGGCCTACTGGCGAACCCGCCCTGAGCAATCTCGGCGGGTTTTTTCGTTTCTGGAACGTTAAACCATGCCCGAAGCCACCCAAACGGCGACTACGAATGACGCACGTCAAGCGTCGATGTCTCGCGTGCAAACGCATGACACCGTTCTAGCCAGTCTCGCATCGCAAGGGGCCGCGTCAGAGCCTGCCGAAGAGAAATCCGAGGCCGAGAAAGACAAGGACGGGGGCGAATCCAAGCCCAAAAAGACCGCGCAGGAGCGCATTCAGGAACTGGCGTCCAAACGCAAGGAAGCCGAGGCGAAAGCCGAAGCAGCCGAGCGTGAAGCGCAAGAACTGAGGGCACGACTGCAAGCTCTTTCAGCTCAAGCCCAACCGCTGAAGGACGATGACAAACCATTGCGCTCTCAGTTCGGCACAGAAGACGATTTCATCGAAGCTCTGTCCGACTGGAAAGCAAGGCAAGCCATCGCCAAACGCGAGCAAGAGCAAGCGCAAGCCCGCGCCGAAGCCGAAGAGGCCGAAATCGCGGCTGCATGGTCTCGTAGACAAGAGCAGGTGATGAAAGCGCTCCCCGACTACGCCGAGGTCATCGGCAAATCGGAAGTCTCCATCCCCGCTCACATCCATCGAGCCATTCTGGACAGCGACCAAGGACCGCAGATTGCCTATTACCTGGCCCTGCATCCCGAAGAAGCCAAGCGAATCGTGCAAATGGACCCAGTCAGGGCCGTCAAGCGCATCGCCAGTCTGGAGCGTGATCTTGCCGAGATCGAGCAGGAAGAGGAAACGGTCGAAGTGGACAAGGACAAGCCCAAACCGCAGAAATCGAAGGCTCCGCCTCCTATTGACCTGCCCAAATCGACTCCCTCTGCTACTCCGTCTACGACGAACAGCTACGAGGAATACAAGAGGCGACGACAGGCAGAACAGCGGAAGTAGAGCCAGTCACCCACCGAAGGCCCGAAAGGGCTTTTTTGTTTGGACTGGATAGGAAATGGCAAACACTTTGCTCACTATCAGCGACATCACGAATGAGTCGCTGATGATTCTCGAAAACGAGCTTGTTCTTGCGGACAAGGTCAACCGCGAATACGACGACCGCTTTGGTGTGGACGGCGCGAAGATCGGTTACACGATCAACGTGCGTCTGCCTGCGCGCTTTCAAGGCACGGCAGGCCCGGCACTGAACGTCGAAGACTTCGTGGAAAACAGCCGGGCGGTCACGCTCACCAACCAATTCCACGTTGACACGCAGTTCATCACGTCGGACCTGCTGCTGTCGATGGACATGTTCTCCAAGCGTGTCCTTAAACCCAAGATCGCGACCATCGCAAACCGCGTGGATAACGATCTGGCGAACTTCATGCGCTGGAACACCGCCGCATCGGTAGGTACGGCTGGCACGGCTCCCACGACCCTCGCACCGTTCCTCAGCGCAGGCGCGATCCTCGATACCGAGGCGGTTCCCCGTGACGGTGATCGCTGCATGGTGCTATCGCCCTTCACGCAAGCGTCGATGGTCGGCGCTCTCACTGGCCTGTTCAACCCGCAAATCGCGATCTCTGAACAGTACAAGAAGGGCCTCATGTCTCGTCAGACCGTCGGCTTCGACTGGTATATGGACCAGAACATCAGCTCGCAGACGAACAAGGCCGTGGCCGGAACTCCGCAGTTCTCTACTACGGGCACCTCGTCTGCGCTAAAGACCTCTGGTTGGGCCGACACGGGCACGCTGCAAACGAAGGGTTGGACTGCCTCTACGGCCATCCTGAACGTTGGCGATGTGTTCACCATCGCCAACGTGTTCATGGTGAACCCGCAGGCTCGCCAGGCCACGAGTCAGCTTCGCTACTTCGTAGTGATGCCTGCCTCTGGAACTCCCTCGGCTGGCACGTTCGCGGCTACGACCGACATCTTCGGCAACGTCAACGGTGGTACGTACACCTCCGATGGTTCCGGTAACTGCCAGATCACCATCGCCGAGTGCATCATCTCTGCGGGTCAGTTCCAGAACGTGTCGGCGGCTCCTGCGAACAGCGCGGCGATCACGCTGTACTCCACGACCGCGCAAACCTCTCCTCAAGGTCTGGCCTTCCACAAGGACGCCTACACCCTGGTGTCGGCCGATCTTCCGCTTCCCGGCGGCGTGGACATGGCGGCTCGCGCTTCTCACAAGGACGTGGGCTTCTCGATGCGTGTTGTGCGTCAGTACACGATCAACAACGACGCTCTTCCGACCCGTATTGACGTGCTGTACGGCATGGCACCGCTGTATCGCAGCTTCGCTTGCCGCGTGCACGGCTGATGAAACAGAAGGCCCTTCGGGGCCTTTCTTCTTGAAAGGAACATGTCATGAGCTTCACCAACGCTGGTCCCTCGACCACTTCCACCAACAACACGTCAGGTGGTATTGGAAACATCGCACTCGATGTGCTGGTCGGTCTGACGATCTCGCCGAGCGCTGTGTCTGCGAACACCACGGCAGAACAGACGTTCACGCTCACCGGCCTGCAAGTCGGCGATGTGGTCAACGTCAACAAGCCCACGGCCCAGGCTGGTTTGGGTGTTGTCGGTGCTCGCGTTTCGGCCGCTAACACGATTGCCATCACGTTTTCGAACAACACGGCGGGTTCGATCACGCCTAC